TCGAGACCTAATGCGTTGGGGTGTGCGGGTAGAAAAGCCTGCGTATGATGGGGACATTCTGCTGCTACGGCAGCAATCAAAAGCATTTGCGGTGACATGGCAGACGGGCATTCTCTATATCAATCCAGATATCGAGAAAGTGGCTTGGGCATCGGCCCAGTTATTTCAAGGCCAGCCCTGCTTCCGTTCGAGAAGCAGTTAATTAGAACGCTTGGTATTAGTGAGGATGAATATCGTGCATTTGCGGCAGAAGTCCAGCGCCGTGGAGCGGTAAGACCTGCGGAGTATGCGCTCATACCTGATATCCAGTGTACGGGTGCTGAATTTGTTGCTGGCCTAAAAGTCGGCGAATTTATAGCACTGCAAATCGGGTTGGCGATTGCTGGAGCGGCAATTAGCTATGCACTGACGCCAAAGCCCAAAGCACCCAAGGGTCCAGATCCGACTACCCGTTTAGAGCTTGAGAGTATTCGCGGTGGCAACCGGTTTGTTGCTTCATCTGCTTTTGATACGACAGCAGAGTTAGCTGATTATGGCCAGCCCATCCCAATCATTTTTGGGCTGTACGTCGAAGGTAAGACTGAAGAGCAGAGTGTCGGTGGAATGGTAGTCGCACCAAAGTTGGTGTGGTCACGGATGTCCAGCCAAGGTCAGCAGCAAACAGCAAAGCTGATGTTTGTTGTGGGCGAGCAGGGACGTGTTTACGAAGCCAACCAGGATGGACTGATTCGTCCCAGTAAGGAAGGTTTGTTTCTTGGAAATAATGCTCTTGACCCTGTTCATAAATCAAATTATGTCTTTTACTGGAAAGCAAATACCACAAAGTCTGGGTTTACTCGGATCCAGGTTAGAAATAGGGTGCATGGCGATACGCTGAACGTTGGCAGATATGGCTTTGTAGATCCAAATGATGGCAAAAAAGGAAGTGAAGATGACGTATTTGCTTGCCCTACAGCTGCAAGCAGCAGATCTAAGAAAGGTTTTTCGTATGCCTACACACCTGTAAACAACGCAGAATTTGGCTTGTTTGCCCCGATTGCAAACGGCAGTGCTTTCCGTGTCAACTTTGAGATTATATCTATTCCAGGTCTTGGAGGCGAAGAGCAAACTGATAAAGGCAGGCGTCTGCGTCTGCAAAGAGAGAAGATAGCCGGGCTTGTTGGCCAGCTAACTAAGTACCGCAAAAACAGCGATAAGAAAGAAGTGTCAATGATGCGTGGAGCGGGTAGAAACTATAGTCGTCGGATGGGAGTTCTTGCATACAAAGGGGTAGGACAGAATTCTTTTCAGACAACAACCAATTTTGTAGACCGTATAAGCAATGTTAGAGTTGGTGACCTAATAAAATTTAAAATCAGTGCCGATCAGATTCCAGAAGATATATACACGGGTTCAAAAGGAGGCGTCGTTACTGTAAATGATATTAACCAAGAAATTCGTTCGCAGCAAATAGCTGCTGATGACGCAATGCAGGTAGGTGAGACATTTGCAATAGGTTCTACGGTTTGGCAGGTGATAGAGCGGGGCATGAATATCTTCCCCGGCGACGAAAATCCTGATACGCAAGACATAAAATTAGAATGCATTGAAACTGAATTTTCTGTTCACAAGACAATAGGAATTGTCGGCAAGAGCAGGCAGTTTAGCCCAGAAGGCGGGTTTTTAACCGATGGAACGGATGCAGGAGGCTTCGTTGGGGTAAGGGCTGATTTCTACCCTTTGACTCGCATAGCTTTTGCAAGTTTTAGGAATAACCGCCCCACCGAAATTGTTGAGATTGGTATTGCTAGCACGGTCTTTCAGAGACTTAATGGGCTTTGCAACTTCCAGGATCTTATTAGTCCTGAAGAGCTAGCTGAATACGATAAAGATAAAGTAGCCGTATCGTCTGGCGTCATAAACAAATACATTGAAAGGACATCATTGTTTCAAATTTATGTACGTCCTGTAGGCCAAGAAGCGTTTGAGCTTTTAGATGTGTTGTTTGCCGTAACAGGCAATACGCCTGTCACTATGTATAACCAGATCAGAATTGCTCAGCCGCTAATCGACGAAAAAGCAGCTCAGTACGAGTACAAGATTGTGCCTCGCGGTAGCGGTGATTTGCGACGGGGTATGGTGTCTGCCAGAACAGAAGTTTTTAGGCTTGCTGCTGGCAGGCTGGACGTTGAAACCAAAAAGCCAATCTTGGCAGGCAGAGACGTAAAAGGCGGCAGATATGGAACGTTTAGGATAACAGCAGAAGGCGATATAGCAACTATTAGTCATGTTAGAGATAACCCTGAATTTTTTCAGAACTACAAAGCAACGCGAACAGTTGAAAACTCAAACTCTAGGCCCGATGCGATTGAACTGGTAGAAAAGATACCAGATGATCCAGCAGACGATAGTTTTGCCACAAGCGTTCTGCGAAAGAAGAACGTATCTAACGGCAGTGCAACTAAAGGTCGTCATGCTGCATTTACTTACGCAGCTTTTGGTAGTGCTGACAGACGTACTGGAGTGCCAGACGGAGGAATAAGAAGATTTACTCGTTACGAAAACATCGGTAATGATAGATGGATTTTGCTTGAGTACACCGTGCATAAATACAAGCTACCATATTATGGACCGGGAGATTCTCGAAATCACTACGCTACAGGCAATGTAGACCCGGAGACTGGCCAAAATGTCGTACATGCTTGGGGCATTCAAGAGACGGAGGTTGTTGCCAGTTCTGTTGGTTTCAGTGAAGCTAGGACTACTTTTACGGTCAAGCGTGGCCTGAATGCAACAGGCACAGACAAGGGTTATGAGAAATCCAATGGGGTCTTGGGCACAAGACCGCAAAGCATGACCACTCCTTTCGATAGCTCTAATCCCTTTTCTTACAACACTGGCTCCGACGATTTTACGTTTGCAGGGATTTTGTATGAGATCACAAACACACAGTCTACTGAAAGAAATCAAGGCCGTTTCCAAGGCTACTTGCATGAAATTTTAGGCAACGCACAGGCCAAAGAAGTGGGTGACATTGTTACCTCAGGCGACTTAACTTTAGTAGAAGGAAGCAAAAGAATTGTCATTGAAATTAAGGCTACAGTGTTTGAACCGGTCAATCAGCACTGGAGCGGCAGAACAAAGCTGTACGGTGGCGTGAGTTACATAGTTCGCAAAGCTGGCACTACACGCGGCGAATGGAAAGAGAATGATGAGTTTTCTAATGCCAAATCTATTTCATACGACAACGTATTCGTCAGGCATCTACGCTCCAACAGTCCTAGTGAAGTTGGCTTCAAATTTAAGGTTACTTCGATCAAGGATAAGTTCAAAACGGTGAACAGTAGCTTTGACCGTGTGTTTGAACGCTTTTCACAAACCAACGAAGTTAGTCTTTACGGCAATCTAGTGACTAGATCCTGTGATGACGGGCCTGAGCACCGCATTACCTACATCAACGAGATCAGCCGAAACGATATTGGCGTAGCCGAGTACGACAACATGACGATTGCTGGCTTGACATTAAAAGCCGGACAGAACTTTACAAGGTTAGATCAGCTTCGTATTTGGCTTGGTTCAGGCATACCCGTTAGGCGGCTGCATCCAAATCTCCAGGATGGTTCAAACGCCTATGGCGACAGCAAGGGGCAGGAAGGGCCAAGCAATCTATTTACCGACTTGGTGTACTACCTGCTAACCGACAGGACTGCTGGGGTTGGTGGAACGTTGAGGATGAGCGCCGACAATCCGAGTTTGATCGACGAGCAAAGTTTTGAGAACACGTCACTGTTCCTCAGAAAGAACGAACTGTTCTGCAATGGAGCGCTGAGTTCAAAAGTAAATATCCGCGAATTTATAGCCAGCAACGCTGCCACGTTCTTGTGCAACTTTGTAATTAAGGATGGAAAGTTTGGCTTGATGCCTGCTGTCCCTACAACCGCAAAAGGCAACATAAGTGAAAACAGGGTGCAATTTAAGATGTATTTCAACGCTGGCAATATTTTAGAAGACACGTTCCAGTTGGAGTATTTGACTGCAGAAGAGCGTCGTCCGTTCAGGGCAGTTATGCGTTATCGGCAGGAGCGAAAGAACAAGTTGCCTGAGGAAAGGACAGTGATGGTCAGCATTAAGAGCAACCAGACTGACGAAGACCCGATTGAGACGTTTGATTTAACCCAGTTTTGCACCAGTCCTTATCATGCTGCACTGGTGGGTAAGTACTTTATCGGCCTCAGACTGTTGGTTGGCCACACGATACAGTTCAGCACAACAGCCAGCGGATTGAACTTAGCGCCTGGTGACTACATCAAAGTTGAGACTGAGGCTAGTCCTTACGACCCAGCGTTGACTGGAGCGATAGAAAGCGATGGCAATGTAGTGAGCGTTACGCCTATTGCGGACGGCACATATCAAGTTAATTACTATAAAGGAGACGAAGGTGATGTAGAGGAAGGCACTATGGTGATAGCTGATGGAAAAGTTGAGGACTCAGAATTTCATGACTCACTATTTACTATTCAAAAGAGGACTAACTCTGCAGATGTTTACATTGTTGAACAATTAACGTTTAACGAAGATATGACTGTTCAGATTTCTGCGTCAGAGTTCCGGTGTAACAAGCGGGATGAAAGCGAGTTGGCTATATTGTTGAATAACGATAAAAAATTCGTCATCGATCCAAAGCTACCTGCAACGTAAATGACTGTTCCAGCATTTCCCGGTCTTGTTCCTACCAGTCGGTCGTTTGACCCCGGAGACTTTCCGATCAAGACGTACAACGCTCAAAACGGCGCTGAGGTGCGGATTAAGTATGGCAACAGGCGGATCAATCGCAAGCTACAGCTGACCTACGCCAATGTTGCGGACACGGAAATCGTGAAATTCATCGATCACTATGCCGATGCCGGTGGAACGCTAAACACCTTTGAGGTGCCGCTTACCACGTTTGACGGCTGGGAGGGCGGCAAAGGCAGGCTCACTCCCGGAGGCCCCTTGGCGTATCGTTACGCCAAACCGCCTGTAATGACTCAGGTAGCCAAAGGCAGGAGCACTGTTACAGTTGATCTGGTCATGATCTCGCAAAGCAGCGACGATAGCTGATGGCTTTCTTCACCGGCACTAACGGAAAGCTACAGCTGGATGGCCAAACCATCGCAGCGGTGCAGAACTGGACGTTAAACGTCAGCGTCCAGACCGTCAGTACCAAAAAATTAGGCGATACAGACGATACCATCGAAGCTATTGGCCGTAGCACTACAGGAAGCTGTCGAGTTCTGTATTATCAAGAAACATTAGGTACTAAAGCAGAGAATGACAGTGCTAGTACATTTTTAAACAAAGTAATTAAAACACGCGAAGGTGGTGACAATCCCTTCGGCGGACCTTTGACTCAAGGCAATGTCTCAGGTGAAAAATTTGTTGACCTAAAGCTTATAGTAAAAGATGGAAGTACGCAGGGTAGATTTATACAGTTACGTGCTTTAATTACAAATATCTCTTTAGCGATGTCAACTGGAGAAATTTTAGCGGCTGATATTCAATTTCAAGCAAACGGCGCTCCACCGATTGCAGGTGTGGACATCTAATGAGCGTATATCTCGGGACACACGGCGAAATCGAGCTGCAACGGCAGTTTGACGGCTTTTCAAAGCTGTCTTCAACCATCGACGCAGGCGACGTTAACGCAAGTGCCAAGCGTTTTAGTTTTGACTTCGACCATGGCCAACTAATTACAGGCGACCAGATTGAAATCAAGAGTACCAATGGTACGGCGCTTAGTTTTATCAGCGGCTACACCAAGGACGCAATTACAAGATTTATCTACGTTGACGAGCTAGACGGCATACGGCTATATGAAAGCTTTGCTCACGCTGTCAATGGTGGAACGGCAAACGCTATTGCGCTGGCGGCGATCAGTTCAAGTAT